CGACCTCCCGGTCACCGCGAGCGCGGCATCGGCGGTGGTCACTCTCGCAAACCGGAATAAGGGCCTGGTCGGGAATTCGCTCGACGTGCGAATCAACTTCCAGGACGGCGACGCGCTCCCCGCTGGCGTGGGGGCGACGGTCGTCGCGATGGCGAGCGGGACCACGGCGCCGGTGCTCACCACGTTGATCTCGGCGATGGGAGACACCTGGTTCCACATCATCGCCCACCCGTACACCGACGCGACCTCGCTCGCAGCGCTCGAGGCGGAGCTCCTGAGCCGGGCCGGACCGCTGCGGTCCATCGACGGGCTGGCGGTCACCAGCGCGGTGGGGACGCAGGGCACGCTGGCATCGCTCGGGCAGAGCAGGAATTCTCCCTACAGCGCGATCGTCGCGCAGCCAGCCAAGAACCCGCTCACGCCCCCCGAGGAATTCGCGGCCGGTGTCGCCGCGGTCGCCGCCTACTACCTGCAGCAGGATCCCGCGCGCCCCCTGCAGACGCTGCCTGTACTCGGGGCGGTGCCCCCGAAGCTCAGCGACCTGTTCATGTTCGTCGAGCGCAACTTGAATCTCTACGACGGGATCGCGACATCGAAGGTCGTCGGAGGCCAGGTGCAGATCGAGCGCCTGATCACGACATACCAGACGAATGCTGCGGGCGTGCCGGACACCGCATATCTCGACGCGAACACCATCTTCACCCTGATGTACGCGCGATATTCGTTCCGCGCGTGGATGACCTCGAAGTACCCTAGACACAAGCTGGGCGACGACGGCGCCGCGGTCGGCGCGGGCCAGGCAATCCTCACGCCGAAGGGCGCGAAGGCGGAGGCGATCGCGTGGTTCGCGGCGATCCAGGACCTCGGGCTCGTCGAGGACCCCGACCAGTTCGCTCGCGATCTAGTCGTCGAGCGGGACGCCTCGAATCCGAACCGGCTCAACTTCCTCCTGCCGCCGAACCTGATCAATCAGCTGGTTGTCACGGCGGCGCAGATCGCGTTCCGGCAGTAGCCGCTCTCGCGGCGTGAAAGGGCAATCCCATGAGCCAGCGGCGAGGCGGAATCATCCAGATCATTGCCGACGGGCAGATGCTCGACGCCAAAGGTCATTTCACCTGCAACCTCGGCGGCCTGAAGCGAACCGCGATCCTAGGAAGCAATGGTCAGGTGCACGGGTTCAAGGAGGAGACGATCGTCCCTTTCCTCGAGGGGACGATCACCGACCGCGGGACGCTCCAGGCGACAAGCCTGTCTCTCGCGGCGCTAGCGGCATCCGATGACATCACGGTGACGCTCAAACTCGCCAACGGAAAGGTCGTCGTCCTCGGCAATGCGTGGTTCGCAGGCGAGCCCGAGGTGAACACCGAGGAGGGCGAGATCAAGGTCCGGTGGGAAGGCAAAGTCGCGAAGGAGGTCTCGTGAGCGAAGAGGCAAAGGACGAGGTGAATGAAGAGATGCCGGCGAAGGCGCTCTCGAACATCTACGCCCTGAAGTATCCGATCGACTGGCCGACCGGGAAGATCGAGACGATCGAACTGAAGCCCAACGGCAAGGCGATGCAGGGCTTCTCGCTGGCGACCACCGGGGACGGCGGAGTTGTCTTGGATCATTACAAGCAGGCCGAGCTGGGGCTTAGGCTCGGCGGCCTTCCGCGTGCGGTGGTGGACCAGATGCACCCGGCCGACATCACCGGTCTCGGTGGTCTCGCGCTGCTTTTTATCAACGGTGGCCTGCGGACTGGGAAACCGCCTTCGCCGTAATCGCGGCCACCTTCCATTTTCCGGCGACCGAGATCTGGGAGATGAGCCCCGAGGATCTCGAGTTCTGGTGCGAACGGGCCGAATGGATCGCGAGGCAGCGGAATGGCGACTAAGCAAGAGTTTCCGCTATCCCTCGTAATCAAGGCCGTCGACAAGGCCACCGAGCCTCTCCGTGAGGTTAATAAGCGGATCTCCGAGGCGACTGCACCGGTCCGAAAGCTCAACAACGCCTTTCGCGCGATGAGTGCCGAGGCTGGGATTCCCCGGATCTCGAAGGCTATGGGCGGCGTCGCGCACGCGGTCGTCGGGATCGGGCACGCCGCGGTGCACGTCGGGCATCGCTTGATGGAGCTGAACTTCGCGGGGCTCCTCGGCGCCGGCGGGCTGTACGAGCTCGCGAAGGGCACTATGGAGGCGGCGACCGAACTCACGGAGGCAGCCAAGCGCGTGGGGCTCGCGCGCAGCGCGTTCTCTCAGCTTCGGTTCTCGGCATCGCTGGCGAAGATCGAGCAGGAAGAATTCACGTCCGCAATGGACAGGTTTAATCGCAACCTCGGCGAAATGAAAACCGAGGGCGGACCGCTGCTCGAGTTTCTCAACAAGGTATCCCCGGCGCTCGCTCTTCAGGTGAAGCACGCGAAAGGAACCGAGGAGGCTTTCGCGCTGATGACGAAGGCCTTTGAGCGCGTGACGGATCCGGCAAAGCGCGCTGCTATGGCGACGGCTGCATTCGGGAAAGGAAACCTCAAGTTCGGACAATGGCTCGGCCGAGGCACAGAGGAGATCGATAAGCAGCGAAAGCGATACACCGAACTTGCGGGGACCGTTCCGGAAATCGTGGACCGCGCCGAGGAAGCCGAGATCGCGTGGAAGGAGATGACGGCGGCGCTCTCGGGCACGCGCAACGCCATCGGCGCCGAGCTCCTCCCGGCGTTTGCCGAGCTCTCTGGAGTGGTCCGCGACCTGGTCGTCGCTCACCGCGGCGAGATCGTCGCGTGGGTGAAGGACGTCGGCAAGGCGTTCCGCGGCTGGGTCGAGGGCGGCGGCCTGCAACGCCTCGGCTCCGGGCTGAAGAGCATCGGATCGTCGCTCGCGTGGATGGTGGAGAATGTGGGAGGGCTCGGCAATGCATTCAAGATCGGAGGCGCGTTGTACATCGGCGCGCCGCTCATCTCGGCGACGTGGGGGCTCGGCGCGGCGCTGTGGTCGCTTGGGTCGGCGGCGCTCCCCATGGTTGCGCGCGGGGCGCTGCTCGCGGGCCCGGCGCTGCGCGGAGTCGTTGTTGCGGCTGCTGGGTTGAGCGGCGACGCATTCGCCGCAGCGATTCCAGGGATTGCTGGACTGGGTGCGGCGCTCGGCTCCGCGGCAATTGCGACGGCCCCGTTCCTCGCTGCGGCGGCAGGAATCGCCGCTGCGGGCGCGCAGATCTACCGGCACTGGAGCCAGATCAAAGAGCTGTTCTCAGACCTGTCGAAGCCCGGCGGCCTGCTCGGGACCATCAGCGAGATCGCGAAAGATCCGCTCGAGGCGATCAACCCCGTGGCCCAGGTGCGGACCGCGTGGCGTGACGTCTTTGGTGCGCCTCCCTCCGCTCCCCGCCCAACGATCGGCGCCGGCGGAGCCATCACGGGCCGAGCCGGCGCGGCCCCCGCGCTCGCCCGCGCCCACGTGACAGTGGACTTTGCCAACGCCCCCAAGGGGACGCGCGTGCGCACCGACCCGACGAGCACGGCAGATGTTGACCTCTCCGTCGGACACGCGATGGCCACCCCATGAGCGACCAGGCGACGTTCCGCGGCGTGCCGTTCCTCGTCGAGACCTCCGAGCTCGAGGGCGGGCGCGCCACGGTGAAGCACGGCTTCCCGCTTCGTGCGGACCAGTACGTCGAGGACGTGGGGCTCCGCGGGCGCGTGTTTCCCGTCGAGGGCTTCGTCCTCGGCGCTGGCGCGAACGCCGACGCGGACGCGCAGAAGCAGAAGGGCTCGCTCCTCGCCGCGCTCGAGCAGAGCGGCCCGGGCGAGCTCGTGCATCCGAAGTACGGTCGGCGCACGGTCGCGGTGACGAGCTACCGGGTGCGGGAGAGCGTAAGCGAGGGGAGGATCGTCCGGTTCTCGATCTCCTTCGACGAGACCGACGCGGCGCCCCCTTTCCCGACGGCCACGCGGGCGCCGCAGGTGGCGACCGAGGCGAGCCAGAAGGCGGCGCTCCTGACCGTGCAGGCGCAGGTCTCGGCGTCCGAGACGGACCACGCAGTGCTCTCCCAGCCGACGATGCTCGGCTCGCTCAGCGCGACGCTCAAGGACGCGACGGCGTCGATGCAGACCGCGCTCGCCCCGCTGATCGCCGCGCAGGAGGACCTCGCTTCGTTTACCTCACAGGTAAACGCTTTGAAGGCCCAGGCCTCAAGCCTCGTGCGCGCGCCATGGGACGCGGTCTCGGGGCTCCTCGGAGCGCTCGAGGCGGCCGGCTCCTCGATGTCGCCGGACTTCGTCCTGGCGCTCCTCGACGCCGCGGCATTCACCCCGAGCTCTCCGCGCCCGGTGGCGACGACCTCGACGAGGCAGGCGCAGCAGGACGCCTATGATCTCCTGCTCTGGGCGCTCCGCATGGCTGCGCTGCTCCGCGCCGCGCTGCTCGCTCCCGGGTGCGCCTTCGAGAGCTACGACCAGGCGGTGGGGGTGCGAGAGGGCATCCTGGCGCAGCTCGACGGCCTCGCCGACGGCGCTGGCGACGACACCTATCAGGCGCTGCAGCAGCTGCGAGCCGACCTGGTCGCGGGCGTGCCTGGGGCGCAGGACCTGCCGCACCTGGCCAGCTACACGCCGCCGGCGACGGTCCCCTCGATCGTGATCGCGTACCAGCTCCATGGCGACACCTCGCGCGAGCTCGACCTGTGCGCTCGAAATGGGCTCGCGAAGCCGGGCTTCGTCCGAGGCGCGGTAGCGCTCGAGGTCCTCGCCGATGGCTAGGGTCCCGGGCGCTGCTGGCATCGTGCAGAGCGCCGCCGTGCAGAAGGCGCTGTGGGCACGGGCGGCGTCGCTGCGAGTCGGTGGCCTCGACTACGGAGGCTGGCAGTCGATTCGCGTGACTCGCGGGATCGAGTCGCTGTCGGGCTCGTTCGAGCTGGCCGTCTCAGACCGCTGGCCGGGGCATCCGGAGAAGTGGCCGATCGCGGTCGAGGACGTGTGCCAGGTGCTGCTCGGAACCGTGCCCGTGATCACCGGATACATCGACCGGCGCTCTGTGAGCTACTCGGCGCAGGAGCACACGGTCTCGATCGCTGGGCGCGACAAGGCCGCGGCTCTAGTCGATTGCAGCGCCGCGGTGACGAAATGGGAATACCGGGGCGTCGATCTGCTCTCGTTCGCGCGGGCGCTCGCGAAGCCGTTCGGGGTCTCCGTGGCGGCCCAGCCAGGGCTTCGACCGATCGTTGGTACGAAGCTCTCGATTGAGCCAGGAGAATCGGTCTGGGAGGTGCTCGAGCACGCCTGCCGGTTCGCTGGATGCCTGGCGGTGTCGGACGGCCAGGGCGGGATCCTGCTCACGCGCGCGGGGACTGAGACGTGCGCGACGGCGCTCGTCGAGGGGCAGAACATCCTCAGCGCCTCGGCGCAGTACGACGGGGCCGGCCGCTTCCGGACCTACGTGGTGACCGGCCAGCATGCCGGTAGCGACGACTTCATGGGCGACTCGTCGGCGATGGTCCGTGGAGCGGCCAAGGACGCCGGCGTGCGGCGCGCCGAGCGGGTGCTTCTGGTGCGCTCGGAAAATGGGATCACGCCCGCGCTCGCGGGGCAGCGCGCGCAATGGGAGGCGATTGTCCGGGCCGCTCGGGCCGAGACCTTCAGCGCGCGCGTCCAGGGCTGGGCGCAGGGCGACGGCTCGCTCTGGCCCGTCAATGCCCTGGTGCGACTCACGTCTCCGATGCTCGGGGTAGATGCCGACGTGCTGATTACGCAGGCGACCTATTCGCTCGACGAGCAGAATGGATCGACGACCGAGCTCTCTCTGAAACGCAAAGACGCATTCTCGCCGGAGCCGGTGGTACCCAAGGCGTCCTATTGGTCGGAACTTGCCGGGGGCGTGAAATGAGGCTCGAGGACGTCGCGAGGATGCTCCGGCCGGTCCGCGCTCGGGTCGCGAACATGATCGCTCGCGGCGTCGTGAAGCTGGTCGACGACTCGCAGAAGCTGCAGCTCCTGCAGCTCTCCGTGGGCCCCGACGAGGTGCGCGACCAGGTGGAGCGATTTCAGCAATACGGGCTGACGTCGCTTCCGGACGCCGGCGCAGAGGCGGTGGTGGTGTTCGTCGGCGGCGCGCGCGACCACGGTCTCGCGGTGGCGGTGGACGATCGCCGCTACCGGGTGAGCGGGTTGGCCTCCGGCGAGGTGGTCATCTACTCGAAGGCGGGCCAGACGATCTGGCTCAAGGCCGACGGCACGATAGAGATCGGCGGCGGGACCATGCAGCCGGCGGCGCTCGGGCAGGACGTCCGCGACGAGTTGGACGCGCTATGGAGCGCGTTGCAGGGCCACACGCACGCGGTGACGAACGTTTCGACCGTGATCTCCGCCGCGCCGGGGAGCCCGTGCACGGGGGCGCTATCGGTGCCGGCTCCGAGCGTCACGGCGCAAAAGAAGACGGTCAAGAGCGCCTCGGTGAAGATCAAGACGTGACGGGCGCACCCCTCCGGTGCCAGCAAGGGCAGTGAGCCGACGCCGCGTCCTGACTCTGTTCGCCACCGACTCGCCGGCGCGGATCGTCTACCCGGCGACCGCGGCGGCGTCCGGCTCGGCGCCCTCACGCCAGGGCGACATCGCGCTGATCTGGGATCCGCGCGAGCTCGCGGCGGACCTCGCGACCGAGTGGAACGACCTGGAGAACGGCGACGAGATCAAGAGCGGCGTGCTGCTCTCGCTCTTCCTGGACCGCCGCGCCGAAGCCGGGGACGTGCTTCCGGACGGAGCGAACGATCACCGCGGATGGTGGGCGGACGAATTCGCCGACGTGGACGGCGATCGGATCGGCTCCCGGCTCTGGCTCCTCTCGCGCGAGAAGAGCGTCGACACGGTCGCCCGGCGCGCCCAGGAGTACGCGGCCGAGGCGCTCCAGTGGATGGTAGACGACGGCGCGGCCGACAAGATCGACGTGATCACCGAGATCGCCGGGCGGCAGCTCTCGCTCGGGATCGACGTGTACCGTCCAGGAGCGGCTTCTCCGAGCGCCTACCGCTTCGCCCCGCTCTGGGCTGACGTTGCAGGGGGCGCCTGATGGCCTTCGCTCGCCCGACCCTCGCCGAGCTCATCTCGCGGACGCAGCAGGACGCGATCTCTCGGCTCGAGCTCGTCGCCCCGCTCCTGCGCCGGTCCATGGCGCGGGTGCTCGCGCGGGTCGTCGCCGGAGCCTCGCACCTGCTTCACGGGCACCTCGAGTATCTAGGCAAGCAGATCTTCCCCGGCCAGAGCGACGGAGACTTCCTCGTCCGCCAGGCTGCTCTCTTCGGCCTCACGCTGGTGCCGGCGTCCTACGCCGAGGCGGACGTGATCTTCACGGGGACGTCGGGCTCGGTGATTCCAGCGCGGGCCGTGCTCTCTCGCTCGGACGGGGCGCTCTACACGCTGCAGACCGACGTGACGCTCTCTGGAGGCGTAGGGACGGGGCACGTGATCGCGCAGGTCGAGGGGTCGGATGGGAGCTTGACCACCGGCGGCCCGCTCTCGTTCGTCTCTCCGGTCGCAGGGGTCGCCGCCACGGCAACGGTGGCCGTGTTCAACAAAGTGGACGGCGCCGACCAAGAGTCCCCGGCCTCGCTGACGGCTCGCCTTATCGGCCGAATGCAGTCTCCGCCTCACGGCGGCAACGCGGGCGACTACATCGCCTGGACGCTCGAGGTCCCCGGCGTGACTCGCGCCTGGTGCTACCCGCTCGAGGGTGGCGTTGGCACGGTGAAGGTGCGCTTCGTCCGGGACCACGACACGTCGATCTTCCCCGGCTCGGGCGAGGTCGCCGCGGTACAGGCCTACTTGACGGATCCATCGCGAGCGCCTGCGACGGATCAGGTGACGGCGGTCGCTCCCACTCCGCTCTCGGTGCCGGTGACCTGCCACATCTCGCCCGACACGACCGCGACGCGCCTGGCGGTGCAGGCCTCCCTCTCCGAGCTCTTCCAGCGCGCCTCGTCCCCCGCCGGCGTGGTGCTCCTCTCGGACATCCAGACCGCGATCCGAACCGCCGACGGCGTGCTCGACCGGAGCGTTTCTGCGCCGGCCACCGACGTCGGCGGAGCGACGGGGCAACTGCCGGTGTTGGGCACGGTGACCTTCACGTGAGCGCTGGACGCCGACTCCTCCTGCGCCTCGGGGCATACCTCGACGACGCTCCTGGCGGCGAGGGCCTGCCCGCGGCCTACGCTCGGCAGCTGCTGCAGCTTCTTCCGCCTGGCTCGCTCTGGCGCCTGGACCCGCAGAGCTGGCTCTGGGCGCTCATGCTGGCGATCTCGGACGAGTTCGCCCGCGTGGACCGCCGAGCGCGCGACCTCGTGGAGGAATGGTTCCCCAACACGGCGACCGAATGCCTGCCGGATTGGGAGCGCGTGCTCGGGCTCCCTGATGCAGCGTTCGGCGCCAGCGCGACGCTCGCGGCGCGCCGGGTGGCAGCCGAGACGAAGTACACGGCGCGGGGCGGGAACTCCCCCGCCTACTACCTGAGCATCGCGGCGCGCATGGGATTCTCGGCTGCCTACGACAACGTCGCGACGTACACGTGGCGGCTCGCTGTGAACATGGCGGCCTCCGGATCGACGTACCCGCTGGTTGAGACTGACTTCAGGTCGGGGGCCTCGCGCGCCGGGGAGCGAGTCCACTTCCGTGGCGTGGTCGAACTCGAGGCGGTGTTGCGGAGATTGATGCGCGCCAGCACCGCGGCGTGGTTCCGATACGTGTGAGGTGAAACATGTTCAGAATCGATTCAGACGGAAGCGTGGCAGGGCATTTCTCGGATGGAGATCCATCGACTGGAAGGCCAGGCACCAAGGTCTCTGCCGACTGGCTCACCGCGCTCCAGGAGGAGATCTGCTACGTCATTGAGCAGAATGGACTAATGCTCGATAAGGGTTCGACGACTCAGCTCTGGTCCGGGATCGCCGGGATAATCGCACAACTCGTCCTTCATGCGCCGAACACATTCACGGCAATGCAATCGTTTTCTGCATCAGGAACAGCAGTGAATGCCACTGCAGGGGGGACCGGAGTCCTGGGAACAGGCGGAAACTATGGGGTCTCTGGACAGGCGATCGCAGCCGGAGGCATCGGAGGAGTCTTTGGGGGAGGTGCGAACCGAGGCGCGATCCAGCTTCCGGCGAAAGCCGCTCCATCTGCACCACAGGACGGAGACATCTGGGTCGAAAGCGGGACCAACGCGCTCAAGGTCAGAATCAACGGCGTCACCAAGACGGTCACGCTGACCTGATTTGCCAGCCGCCATGACCGGTGCCAGCCGGGATCTGTGAAGGCAGACCACTGGCCCCGGAGCGCCGCATGCAACAGCAGAAGTTTTTGTGGGTCGGACTAGAGATCAGGCGTCGTCTTCATCCGCCTCCGCTCTGGAGGACGGTGATTCTTGCGCTTGCGCTCGCCATCCCCATCACAGTGCTCGCCTCGCAGACCTGGACCGGCTCCGGGCTCAGTCGGCGCGGGACGTTCACCAGCGGCACCGAGACCGCCCCTGCGCTCGCCGACGGAGGCCAGGACCCAACCGCCGGGATCGACCTCAGGCAGGCGACCGGGATCGCCGGGCTCAACGTGTTCGTCACGAGCACGGACGACGCCGGGACCTCGTTCTCGAGCGGCTGCGTCTTCCAGGCGTACGCCTGGAATGCGACCGCAGCGCAATGGCAGCACGCCAACGATTCTGATCTCCAGGTCCAGGTCCAGGGCTCCCAGGCATTCCTCTCGCTCCAGGTCACCACGCCGCAGAACCGGTTCGTCTACGTCCCGGTTGGCTGCGGTGTTTCCTCGACCCTCGACTTCCAAGGGGCCGCCATCCGGAGGTAACGCACTCAATGAGCGCCCCGACCATCACGATCGAAACCCCTGTCGCGGTCTCCAATTCAGTCCCGACGCGCCTCGACACCGGCGGCTTGTCCGGCCGGCAATTCGTCGAGATCAGCAACCTCGATCCGGATTTCCAACTCTGGCTCAGCATCTCGCCCAGTGCCCCCGGATCGATGGCGCCTGGGACGGGCACGCCGCTCCGAGCGAACAGCGACCCGCAGATCTTCCCAGTCGGCCCCGGGCTCTTCGTCTACGCCGTGAGTGGCAACCCCTCCGGCTCTCCGGCGTTCGTGCGCGAATACCAGTGAGGGCACATTGAAAATAATCGCTATCGCAGCCTCTCTTCTCGCGACCTCTGCGCTTGCCCAGATCCAGCCAGGCGCGAAGCTGAAAGGCGTGACGTCAGACTCCAGGGGAATCCAAATCGGAGTCGGGAACACCACCGCGTGCGAAACGACCGCGTGCACGTCCGCGCTGCGCGGAAAGCTCTGCTACTCCGGAGGTGCTGCCGGAAGTGGCGACATGCTGAAGGTGTGCGTCAAGGACTCGACCGACTATTACTTCTGGCAGACGCTGTATGACGACGGCGCCGCGCTCGACGTGCAGCTGACGACATGCGGGACGACGCCGACCGTGGCCAAGGGCGGATCGCTCACAGTGACCAGGGCCTCTTCGCAAATCGCGATCGCAGGCGGGTGTGCCGTCACGGCGAGCTCGAACCAGCTCGCGATCACGCCGAAAGGCGCGCTGATCTGGGGCGCTGGCACAAACCAGCTCTCGAACTCGCTTACTACCGGCACGGCCTATCAGGCGACGGTGACCGCGGCGACCACCGACGTGACCGACCCGATGGGAGGCCACAACGCGATCAAGATCTGCGACACGAACCAGGCCGGGACGCACGCCTTCTATCAGACGTTTTCAGCGAGTGCCGGTTCGGTCGGAAGCGTCTACATGAAAGCCGGAACGAAGGCGTGGGGGTTCATGGCGGTAGGCACTGGAACGCAGAATAACTTTACTTACGACCTCACAAATTGCACTGCGATCGGCAGCTCAGGAGGAGCCGAAAGCACCGGGGTCAATGGGTGGTGCCGGCTCTGGGACAACGCAACCACGAACAACCAGTTTTGGATGGGCACGGCCACCGCTTCAGGGACCGCAAACTATACCGGCGACGGCACCGGGTGCGTCTACGTTTGGGGCGAGCAGGTCGAGACATTCGCCTCGGCGACTCTTCCGATCGTGATGCCTCCTGGGCCTTACACGCCGACCACCTCTGCGCCGGTTTCGTGGCCCGCGACCGTCGTC